GATAAACACCACATCTTCCATGTCCTTCCAAAAATCATCTTCAAAGTCTAGTGGGTTTGTGCCCATGTTGTTCCTTTCTTGTATTCACCGTCTAGTGGGCAGCGAAGACCTAAGACTTCTCCTGCTTCTCTGATACTGCTTACTGCTAACTTCCCTACTGCATCTGCATCGTCCTGACTGCATTCTATCTGCCACTCGTCATGCACATTGGCTACGAAGTTGGCATTAAGTTTCTGCTCCTGTATCTTCTTGCTTAGTAATACAAGACCTTGCTTCATCACTATTGCACCAGCACTCTGGAGGAGTGTGTTGAGCGCAGCGTGTGCGGAACGCACTTGTAGTTTCCTACCGTCCAAACCCGGAAGCGTCCCTTGTTCTGATAGGCGTTCAACCTTTTCTCTAAGACTCTTGAGAGCTGGAGTGTTGCGAAGAAAAGTACTGATGAGTTCCTGACCATCCTTTGCTGAACCACCAACAATCTTCCCGATTTTGGCAGGCCCTGCACCGTAGAGTAAGGCATATATAAATGTCTTGGCTTGCGCCCTTGTTTCCAAACCTGCAGCGAGTTGGTTTTTTGTGTGTACATCGCCTTCAACGATTTCTTTCGCATAGCTTTCATCCTTCATGTAGTGTGCCAACATCCGTAATTCAAGGGAACTAGCGTCTGCGCCGACAAGTACCTTACCATCGTCCACTGTCCAGCAATCCCTGCACTCGTGTCCCCAAGGACTGCTACTGCTAGGAACCTGGGCCATGTTAGGGCTGTGGTGCGTCATGCGTCCCGTGACTGCTCCGTTGGTGATGACCTTACCGTGAACCCTGCGCTCGTCAGATACAAACTCAAGCCATGATTCAACCTGAGCCACCCGTTTCTGAATGAGTAGGTACTCTGCGATCCTCTTTGCCTCTGGAATATCAACTCCGTCAAGAACTGATTCATCAACTATCACCGCTCCTTTCTCAGTGTGCTTAGTAGGTTTCCATCCCTTCTCAATCAACCGCTTTGCTATCTGCTGACGTGATCCCGGATTGAAAACCTCAACATCGTCCTTCAACTGCTTGCCTGTCTTCTCACTAAACCTTTGAGTAATAATAGGTGGGAAAATGGTTTGCAGTTCCTCTTCAATATCAGACAGCTTACGCTTCCATTGTCCAAGCAGGCACTGGGCTTTCACAGTATCGAGTTTAAAGCCATGCTTCTCCTGCTTAGCAATGATAGCCTGTACCCTATGCTCTAGCTCAATGGATTGCTCAGAAAACCCACGAAGCTCTTGCGTCAGATACAGGTACAACTCACCACAGATTGTCACGTCTTCTTGACAGTACTCAATCATTTCATCTGTCAGGCCGCCCTCGAAATCTTCGTATTCCTTCTTGGTTCGGTTTACTAGCTTTGCGAGATTGGCTAGACTGTGACCACCCTCTCTTGACGGGCTTGATAGTCTTGACATAACCAGTGTGTCCCGTACTTGGCTCAGTCTGATCGAAGTCTTCCATATTCTGTTTAGGACGGGGTAGTCGAATGATATTCCGTTGTGGGCGATTATCAGTTTGGCCTGCTGAATAAAATTGTTGAAGTCTTGTGCGCTTGTCCATGTCTTTACTTCTTTAGTATCCAAATTATAAGTAGAACAACACCAGATAGTGTTATGCTTAAGATTAGTTTCAATGTCAATTGCAACTCTCATGTAGGTAGATCCCGTTTCCTATTGTGTTAAATATTTTATCATACTTCAAAAGTTTTAGCAAGTTATCAAAGTATTCTACTTTCCCATGATTCTCCACACAGATGATCTTAGGTCTACCTAACATCGTCTGAAGCACTGGGTAGTCTAGCCCTTCTATGTCTATACACAATAAATCAGGGACACCATACTGAGCATACAAATTATCTAAAGTTACAACCTTTATTGGTACTACCTTATTTAGCTTGAACTCAGGGTGCAGCTTAATAAACTGAAGCACCGTATCGTAGTCAAAACTATTCCTGCCTGAGAAATCATCTACCATAAAGAACTCCAACTCTCCAGCCACAGGCCCAACTCCAACATTCAGTATCGTATCCCTACCACGATGCCTGTTGAATGCCTCTATGTGGTTTGGGTTTGCCTCCACACAGGTCCCTGAATGTCCACGTTCGTACAGCAAGGCAGTGTTACTGATATTAAAAGGATGGTGCGCCCCAACATCGAAGTAGCTGCACTTCTTAATTTTAAGTTTGTCAAGTATATTAAGAAGTATTAAGTCTTCTCCGAACTGAGAGTAGGTTCTATCCCCGAATGCCTGATCAGGATGACTCATAGTTCTTCCATCACAGTCTCGCTCATGCGTCCAGTAATCCGATCATAGTAGAGACCACAGGCAGGGCCAGTCAGTCCACTGAATCGATTCTTCAGCACCCGCACCCGTGTTGTATGCCTCTCCTTGAGATCCTCAGCCTGTCCGTTACGCTCCAGACCCAGCACCATATCCGACAACTGACCAATCGATCCTGAGCCTCGTAGAGCAGACAGAGAGGTACTTGCGCCTTCCTCGTGTCCCTTACCATCAGGACGCTTCAGGTGAGAGACACAGAACAGTGCTATCCCAGTCTCCTGAACCACCATCCGAAGCTTAGTCATGATCTCGTCTAGGGCTTTTCGCTCGTCACCATTGTCTTGTGCAGATACCACGATACTAACGTGATCAAGAAAAATATACTTGCAATCAAGGGCCTTAGCCATGAAACGAACCCGTGTGATAATGTTGTCGATTGCAGTAGAGCCAAAGTGATCAAAAAGATACACACGACCAGTACCCAGTGTAGCGTCAAAAGAATCTCGTAGTTCTTCATTAGTAACCTCGATGTCAGGTAGGTGCAGTGGCTTGTTAGCGTGTAGACTCATTAGACTCTTAGCAGTGCGCTTGACAGACTCTTCTAAGAACAGCAGACCAATGTTGTCCTGAGTGTTATTGATAATGTGATACACAATCTCACGCAGAAACTGAGACTTACCCAGACCTGAGCCAGCGGTTATAGTCACCATCTCTCCAGCCCTGATACCGTAGGTTAGGTCATTTAACCCACCAAATGGGTAGTTTACATCAGACTTTTCCACTGGTTGATTCACCAAATCCCACAATCCTGAACCATCGATGATTCCATCAGGTGTGAACCGTTCAGCCCTCCACCACAGATCTACGAAGTCTTTTTCCTTGTTCTCTTGCGCGTACTCACAGGAGTCTTTAATACCTGTGCGTCCCTTAAATATCTTGGCTTTAGTTCCAAGTATTTCAGCAACTGCATTAGCCGCTCCTCGGCCCGCATCATCGTTGTCAAAACAAATGACGATGTTCTCGAAGGAGTCGAGCCACTCGTAATTCGCTTTAATATCTTGGACTGCGTTGCCTGCACCATTCCTAACAGAAACCACAGGGTACTTAGAACCCAGCATCTGATACGCTGCCGCAGCGTCAAACTCCCCTTCCGTGATAGTAACATACTTACCTCCCTTGTTAAACAACTGCTGACCGAACAGTCCACCCTTGTTCCAGTCACCCTCAATGCTGAATCGCTTGTCTTCCATGTTCCTGCGCTTGAAAGCCACCAGCGTCTCTTCCTCGTTGTAATAGGGAAAGTAGTAGTAGCCGTCCTTGTTGCCTATGCCATAGGTCTGACAGGTAGACCTAGTTAAGTTACGGTCTATCACCTGCTCATATGACAGATCATGAATGTTAGTCACTTTAGTATTCACCTTAGTTAGTTTCTGCACTGGTTCCTCTGCGTTAGCATTTCGTCTAGCCTTGCCACAACTAAAGCACCGTGTACCCCAATCATAGTAGGTAAGCGCATCACTGCTACCACAGTCAGGACAAGGCTGGTGTGCCTTTAACTGTTCAGCCACAAGTTACTCCTTTCTGTTTTTCTTTGTGCATTAATTGTATCACATCTGCCATCACTTTTGCAACCCCTTGATCCAAGGACAGACGAGCCATAGCAGACACAGTGAACCAGTAGTGTGCTTCTTCTTGCATCTCAGCAATATATCGTTGTTCATCGTCATTCATACTAAATAGTTCCTTAATAGTTATTAATAGTATTAAAGTAGTTATTAATAATAATTATCTTTTAAGTAATAAATAATAAATACTGTTTAGTTGCTTAATAATACTAAATAGTGATTTTAGCATACTTAATAGTCCTTGTCAATATCAAAGTCTAAGAAAGGATCTTCCTGATCTTCGGTGTCCTCCTCATGCGCTAGATCAGGTCTAACAGTAGAATTAATCTGATCAGCCACACTACCGAAACAATGATTACACAGGTCTACGAAACCACCTGCCGAGGCATACTTCCTAGTAGCCTCAAAGTCTGTAAGGTTTTTATCACAACTTAAGCATCTCATTTTCCGTCATCTCCATAAAGTTTGTTTAGTCTGTCCCTACATTCTACCATGATTCTGTCCTTCTCAGGGTCAGGTACTAGCGACCAGTCTAGGATCTCGTCTAAGCGCCTCCCGCACCCGTAGCATATACCCCACCCCTCGACCACCTGACAGATGCCCACACAAGGCGTTTTAGGGCTTCTCAGAGGCATTATTTTTCCTCTCGTTGATCAGTTCAAAGTTTAACTTGGTGAGCAACTCGTTAGTCGTTCTTAGTTCCTCCTCAAGTCTCTCTGTCCTAGCCCTGAGCATAAAGTTCTCACGCTCCAATTCCGACACCATGTCGGGCAGTTCCACCTCATAAGGTACACCTGAAACTTTCACCATTTTAGTCCTCCCAATATGACCGAAGAAAGCCGAAGATAATAGAAAATAGCATCAATAGCAAGAAGTTAGTCATGCACCGTCCTTCCATGCCAACCACGCCAACCCGATATTAGACGCACAATAACCGAACCACACTATCGACATTGGCGCGTTCCCTAGTAGGGCATACCGAATCCCAATAGCCCCATAGATTAGCATCACCACTAAGATCAACGGGGTAGCCATTAGAAGTCCCTCGGCTTATAGTTCTTAGCCTTCTCAATCAATGCCTTGCTATGCAGCCCGATCAAGAAGTCCAAGTCCTTAAACACTGCCCCTAGGTCAGTCTTAGTCCTAGCGTGCATCATATGATAGAGAATATACAATTCGTCTGTCTTCATATCGTCTATGACTTCCTGCAGCTCTGATACCTTATCTTCTAGAGCCTCTACTGCGCTATAGTCAATAGTGTCCTGATCTGCGTCATTCCAATCATCGTAATTATATTCCTGCATGGTCTAGTCCCTTATCTAATTGTTAACTCGTCAAAAGAATCCATAGACTCACTAAAATAAGTGTTCCTCAGTAAGTCTAACTCATACCGCTTCTGCATCTCTGCCTTGACTATAGCGTAAGCGAATTCTACCATATCGTCAGATTTGCCGTACCAATTGTTAAAATCAGACAGATCTAGCCTCTCGTCTACTATGTCAAGTACTTCCTCATTCGTTAATAGCATTTTTAATTCTCCCATAATTTACAGTTAAAAGACATAACCCCAACCACAGCCCCATTATGCAATACTTTAGGGCTGATCCAATTACCTGACCCTATAAAGTTTTCAGTCTGAAAATCTTGTACTAATGACTGAAGACCCTCCATGCTTTCAGATTCTAGCACAGTAGTCGGGACATCCATTAATGGTTTGTCAGGGTCTTGAAACTTGTCAGGGTTTCCGCAGGTTTTGATTGTGATTGAATACATTAATGCTCCTTTTCAGTTAGTCTAAATCCCACGGTTTAAAAATCATGATAACACCGGCACAGCCTAGCAATAAGACTGCGATGCTTGCATATTCCCACATTGTCATGATTAATCCTCCAATACCATGTGCTCTACTATCTCATGCCAATTGACATCAGACAGAAAGGCTAGAGCATAGTCTAAGGCAATGCCCTCTGCCTGTTCCTCAATAACTGACTCAACATAGTCACGGCACTCTTCAGGTGTCTTATAGTACTCTCCTGCTCCGTCATCAAAGAATTCAAGATTGACTCTCCATGTTGCGTAGTTTGTCCAACCATTGTGTTTAGTGTTTTCCATGTCTAGGTTCCTTTTCTAGGTTTGTTTACTCATTGACTTCGTAAAATACTGCGCCGACTAGAGTGGCCTTGCCTTCGATTATAAAGGCCTCTAGTGCCTTTTCTAACTCTTGCCTACTGCTACCCACTAGCAACCGGCTAAATCCCTTAGAATCGGTATAGCGAAGCTTCTGTACTGGTGGTTTCAGTACTGGTGGAATAACCATTTCTAATTTCATAGTGTAGTGCCTTTCTAAGTTTACTTGCCTAAAGCATAGTCCCGAAGTGCTCGGATATACGCTGTCTTAGATTGTTGCATATTGGTATTGCCCTGCCAAGCCACTACAACAGTGCCTGACGGCTTTACGCCTAAGAATCTGCCTTTGTTGTTGGTTTGACCGCCGAAGACCCACTGACCCGCCTGTAATGCCTTGATCTGTGAATCCTGCATTGTCCACAGGTTTACTGGTTTGGTGAATTTCATGGTGTAGTCCTTTTAAGTTAGTTTGCCTAAGACTGTCTCTCGACAGTTTCGCCCATTTATGGCTCGTCAGTTAGGCTTTTTTCCTTGGCTTAAATTTACCAAGCAATTCTACTCCCTCTACCTTTGGAGCATAGAATTCTATCTGATATTGAGAATCCCATACGCCCGGAACCTTAAATAGCGAGTATTCGTAGCCTTCCTTTTGAAAAATATCTAGCAGGTCAGGCAATTCCCTTTTGTCGGTTGTGGTTGCCCATGTAAACGGGCTTGAAGCAAAGAAGTGGAAGTCTTGTGTTTTAGTGGTCATGGTTATTACCTTTCGTTGGTTAGGCTGCGAATAAATGCTGGTCGATGTTCTCGCAGTAGTCGTTAATTTTTTCCATGACTAACTGCTCAAAGCCTTCGGTGATTGTGTAATCGTTGATCAAGTCCCAGCCGTCATTTCCGTAGACTAGAAAGACTGCCGCTTTTTTGTTCTTCTCAGTCGATAGAAAGACTAGGTGGATCTCGTCAACATTCAGGCACATGGAAACAATGCTCTCGTGGTTGCTGTCCTTCTCGAACCCGTCTCCGTAGTCATACCCGATGCAAGGCCAGCCAGCGTCGTTTGCGGTTGATAACAGTTGGCGTGTTACCTGCTCTTCTATCTTGCGTACTATCTTGCGTTCCATTTTGTTTCCTTTCGTTAGTTAATTAATACAAGTGTTAGTGTACCTAATAAACGGATTAGTTCAAGAGAAAGTTACTAGGGAAAACCCTTATCTTGACTACTGTGCTCAGGTATTGCCTGCCTGTGGATAAATACCTGACAAGGGAACAAGGTCAAATCGGGCTGGAACCCGCATGAATACTAGAAAAACCGCTGGTGAGGCTTAGTTGATACCTGCCTAGCCTGAACCTAGAAAACCTGTCCTGAGCCTTTCTAATCAGTTTTAGAAGTATGTATATCTATACAGTACTGGTTACTGGTTATTTAGTGATCAGTAGCGCACCTGATTGGTGCAATAGTTTATGACTATGGATTGCATAGGTTTAGGCTATGGCTTCAGAGTGTTAGGTAGTGTCAGGTTAGTGTGACAGGGTACACAATAGACACTCTCACTGCACAACCTGGCATGATTCTTGCATAGCAATTACTGTGCCAAGCACTGATCAGCACTGTTGCGTAAATACAACACTATTCATTTATGCATATATCTGCATAGACGGGGGGTAGGGGTGGCATAGACTTAATAAATTATCTGGACCCTACAACACAGATGAGAGGTCAAAATAGACACTATATATAGGCTAAATTGTCTATGAAAATACTAGATGTGGTAGTGCTAGAAAGTCCTTATAAATCAATAACTTACATCTGTGCAGTACACCCTTGCAGATCTTAACTAAAAAGGACAGTGCTTATTCCTTCGTAATACCCAGAAGAGATGCCCTCTTAAGCCCTAAAGAGGGACAGAGCTGTAGAAATAACTTGACAAATCTCTAAAAATATGCTATAATAGGTGTTATAGTAAGAAACAACAATAAGTAATTATGTAGATCTGAGCAGTTGATCGCCTAAGAAGTTACTAGTAACAACTAGTCATCTAAGAAGGAATATTATTAATAATAATTACTAGTTACCTTCTAAACAGTTATATCTACTACATACTAAAACAAACGATGTAAAACTATATAGAGGAGAATTTAGTGTCAAACACTGAACCTCTGTCTGAAACGAAGTTGCCCCCTAGAAAGCGTGGCAGACCCCGTAAGGCAGACATTGAAGCCAAGAAGAGTCGTAACGCTGTAGGAAGACCTCCTGGAGAGGCCGCCAGGATAAAAGAATTCTATGCTCGTTTACTGTCCACCAGTGGCGAGAAAGTAATTGAGACTGTCCTTCGTAAAGCGATGGACGATGGTGATAAGGATCAGGTTGCCTGTCTTAAGATGTGTATCGACAGACTGCTACCGATTAGTCACTTTGAGAAGCAGGGACAGGGCAGGTCTAACGCAATACAGGTACAGATTGTTACCACTGGTACACCCCAGATAGCTGCAAGAGAAACTGAACAGATTGACTATGAAGTGATAGACGTAGACTCGGAGGAGCAGCGTGGCTAACCTTAGAGTCGAACTACATCCTAAACAGACGGAAGTATTTAATGATAATCACCGTTTTAAAGTGGTTGCTGCAGGACGAAGATTTGGAAAGTCTCGTCTCGCTGCTTGGACCCTCATCATTGAAGGACTAAAAAGTAAAGAGAAGGATGTATTCTATGTTGCTCCTACTTTTCAGCAAGCTAAAGACATTATGTGGACGGTTCTTAAAGAGCTTGGACACGAAGTTATCAAAACTGTCCACGAGAATACGGCGGTAATAACTTTAGTAAATGATAGAAAAATTTACCTTAAAGGATCTGATCGTCCTGATACTATGCGTGGTGTTGG